GAACCTCTTCGCCGTTCTCGTACTCAGAGTTGTACGACCCGTCGCCATCTACATCGGTGGCATCTAGCCAGCACCACACGCGCTTGTTCCAGTCGGGCAGGTCGGTCGGCTTCCAGTCAATGCTGGATGCGGTAGTGCCCGGGCTTGCGGTACTTGTGCCGCGCTGCGGGTTAGGCTCGTGAGCCGTGACAACGCCCTGATCCTTGCCGGACAGGCACAGGTCGTTTACTGGGTACGGGATCTCCCAAGACACCTTTAGGAGCGGCACGCCTGACTGAATGCTGTCGTAGACATGCACATAGCTTCGCTGCGACAGCGAGTCGTCTAGACCTACATACAGCAGTCCGTTCTTGGTGATGATTCGCTTGGCATACATGCCGAGCGTGATCTCCCAAATGCGGTTGTTGGTCGATGCCTCGATCTGCTCGTAAGCAAACAGCTTGGCTGTGGCCTGCGGGCCACCAGACGACACGCCGCAGAAGATGAAGTCGGACTCGTCTACAGCAATCGACTTGACCTCGTGCAGCGCGTCAGCAACCGGCACGGACAGGGTGTATACAAGGTTACCAGCACTGTTGTACTTGCAGATGCTGGCAGAGCCGTCTGTCGCGTAGGAGTTGTTCTGGCGGTCAAGAGCGATGTCGTTGCAGCTCGTGCCAGACGGCGTGGTCTTCTGCCACTCGGCGGACTCAAGGACAGCAGCCTCAAGCGCCCAGCTGGTCTTGGATGTGTCGAACACGACATGGGCCATGTCCGCGACTTTGTCAGACCCGTTCAGCTGGGATGTGTTGTGGAGCTGAAGTCCACAGCGTTGACCACCGCGAGTGCGGCCAGAGACCGGATCAGCGCCCTGCACATTGACGGCTTCTCGCGTCGTGTTGGGCGGTTGTCCAGTGTACGCGACACCTTCGTGGATTCCTTTGAGCGGGAACTGTGCGTTGATGTCGGGCATGGCTAAGTCAGGAGATCTTCTTCCAGACTACGATTGCAAGGGTCGTAGACGAGACAGTCAACCCAAACCTCATGTTCGCGCCAACCTCAATGCCGTGCGGACCAAAGCTTGTGACTCCGGTCGCGCTGGGGATCAAGGCAATGTTTTGAAATGGAGATGACGACGCGATGGTGATCGTTCCGGTTCCAGCCTTGATGACCACAACTGCCATGATGTTGACCCTGCTGGCATCCGCAAGGATCGACAGGCCGGAAGTCTTGCTGCATCCTCCAAAATCGTCTGTCGGATACCAAGTCGTGACAGTTCCCTCCCCGGCTGGAATGACAGTAAATGAACATCCTGTGTAGCTGAACGCCATATCACACGATCCTCGTCCAGACGACAGACAGGGTTCCTGCGGTCGCGCCCTGAGTGATGCTCCAGCCAGAGTTGAACTCGATTCCGTAGGGGCCAAAATCAATCGAGCCTGTGCTGGTCGGAGTAAAGTTAGCAACCACCGTGGGGGTTCCATCCGAAGCAACTTTGTTGAGGTCGAATGTCATGCTGGCGCTATACGACCTGACGACGATTGCCATGATCGTCACGCGACTGGCGTCGTTTGTGATGTTGTTCGCCGCCGTGCTTGTGTTTCCACCGAAAAGATCCGCCGGGCCGTATGTAGTACCGGGACTAGTGGACGGGATGTTTGTGTACTGGTTTCCGGTGTATGTGTAAGTCGTCATGTCAGCTCGGTCCGATCACTTGAGTCCTGAGGTACTCGTTCACATTCCTGACTTGCTGATGCACAGCCCCGCCGTACATCTGACCCATGGTGTTCTGCATGTCGCCGTCGCGGCGCTTGGCGTGGACAAACATAGGAGACTTCTCGATCTCCATCAGACGCTGATGCAGGCTAGCAACATCGTCTTCCTCGTACCCGCGAGCGAACGCACGGACCAGCATCCTGAACAGGCTCTCGCAGTAGTCAGGAACTGGAATCAGCACAGTGTCAGATGACACAGCTGTCCATCCAGCTCTGTAGAACATGGTCAGCGCGTTGAATGTCGAGACAGTCGGAGTCGGGTAGATCTCCAATCGCCAATCGCCAACACCGGATGTAGGTGTGCCATCGGAGTCGTAGTTCATGCCGCGAGTGACGCAGCCCCAGTAGCGGAAGTTGCCAACCGATACCTCGTTGGTGCGCAGCTGGTTGATGAAGCTAGCGTCGGTCAGGTTGAAGCTGTTGACAAGTCCAACCGTAGGCTGGATGTCGATGATGTTGCCAAAGTCAGACGGCAGGCGAATGGCATCGGTCTTCACCTTGGCGGCGAAGCCTGTGACACCAAACGGTGGGCTACCTGCCGGATCGTATGTCCAGCCAATATGGATAGCGTTATTATTGACCTTGTTAATCACTGGGAACCTGCCGTATGGGGTTCCGCTACCAGCTGTAATGATGATGGAGTCGCCGTTCAGCCAAGTGTAGTTGGTGAACGAGCCAGTAGATGTCAGGTGGCGCGTGTTGTTGTTCCACGACACAGTGCCCGACAATCCAATCTCTGCCCTGAAGTCAAGCGACACGGCTGGGCGGTCAAGCCACATCCAGTCGTGCATGGTGACAAGGTATTGCCCAGCCTCGTTGATCAGGCCGATAGCGTCCAACTCGGACGACAGCGAGCCACCAAGCGAATGCTCGATTTGCGCTAACGCGCTTTGGACGGTCAGAGCCATGGGCTGATGTTATCAAAAACAGATCCGCCCCGCAGGCTGTGCGAGACGGATCCGTTTAACAAAACTTGGCTAGGATCAGAGGCCAGACGAGGTGAAGCCGTAGAGGCCGTCAACCATCATCAAGGTGCTACCGGCGCTAACCGAAAGCTCAATCGGGAGAGCGATGCCGATTTGAGACTGAGCGTTTCCAGCCGTCGGGTTCAAGGGGATCACCTCTCCAGCGGTACCGCCGACGGTGAACGAGCCACCGCCGTAGTTGATCGCCGTGTGAGCTGTAGTCTTAACCAAGCACACGCCGCGAACACGAGCCTTGAACACTTGACCGGAAGTAGCTGCGGTCAAGGCAACGGCCATGATCTTGCGCGTATCGCCCTGCGTGTCTGCTGCAACGGCAAGAGCTGCGTTGTTCGAGCCATCGCTGGCTACAAACCCCACGGCCCCTTCCGCCGCCGAAGATGCGCTGGTATTTTTGCTGCTGATGGCCGTAACCGTCACGACATTGCCGACGGCAATCGTGGCGTTCGCCTTCAAGGTGATATCCATGTTGAGCATCTCGGCCACAACGCTGTTGGGGCCAATGACGCTCATTTGGGGTTGTTCAGTTGAAAACATGTTTAGTCTTCTTTCTCAGTTAGTTGGATCAGTAGCCGGTGCAGTCGGCTGCGGGGTAAACAATGCCGTGACGCTGACGCGAGCGGCAGACAAGGTTCCACCAGCAGTCCGTGACCGCAACCGTGGTGAAGGGCTGGTTCGGGTGAACCATCGGCGGCTTGCTGACCATGTAGCGGCTGGTGTGGAACACCGGAGCCAAGTACTGGCCGTTGATCCAGTAGTAACGAGGACCAGCCACAGCGTTCGCAGCATTGTCTTCAGCGTAGTAGGTCGTGCCAGCCGAGCCGTACAAGGCAGCGGTGTCAAGAGAGGCTACATACTGAAGGTCAATGCCACCGTACTGCGGAGTCAGGTACGCCGGATCCTGATAGTTCGCAATGCCGGTGAAGCGGTCTTGCGAAGCACGCAGGAGCTGCTGATATGCGTTCAACGACTTGCGAGAGCAAGCGATGAACTGCGAGTTCAGCTTCGGATTCTCGAAGTATTCCTGCTTCGTGGGCGGGGCCTCAAACTTGACCGCGTAGAACATCTTGTCAAAAGCCGACAAAATGTTGGCTGCGGGCTTGAGCGGGTCAATCCAGTCAGTGCCACCAGCGTAGGTCTGGCGCTGCGGCTTCCAAAGGGTCTTGGAAGTCGGGTTGATGCCTTCGATGGTCGTGAACGCATCACCGGAGCTGGTAACATCGAACAGACCGTTCGTCTTTTCGTTGATGAAGGCCGGAATCGAGTACGGGTAGAGACCCGAGGACGATTCCATTTCGGTGGCCTTCGGCAAGCGCCAGAGCAAGTCTTCCCAGCCGTTGATCATGCTGGTCCACATGCGCTGCTCTTTTTCGCGCTTGAGGCGCTTGTACACGCCGCGCAAGGACTCGTTCGACAAACCGCCGGTGTTGAGTTCGACTTCTTGGTCGGTCCACGACATGTGGTCCACCGAGAAGCGCCAGTCAACCGACAGGGTCGTGACGACTTGCGGGTTTTGCCAAAGGAAGGTGTCGTTCGGCTGGTACTGCTGGAAGGTGCTAGCCGAGTCAAGGATCAATGCGTCCTTGATCGTCGAGCCGCCTTGCAGAACGAAGGTCTTGTCCGCTCCCTTGAGGAAGCGGCGCATGATGTAGGAGTTCTTCTGAACTTCGTTGATCAGCTGGTCAGCACCCGTGAGGTACGACGGGCCAGTTGATGCTACGAAGTCAGAGAAGGTGCTGAGTGCGGAACCCATGGTCTATTCTCTGTTTTGTTCTTTGGTGTGGTTGATCTACTGCCCGTAGTAAGCGCGTTTCGCAGCGTCCACGCCTTTGCCGTTTAGGAGAGCGTCGAGAGCTTTGTCTTCGCGGTCTTCGACACCCAAGGCTTTGGCAGGAATGCTGCGAGTCGAGGTCACGGGCTGACCCTGACTACGCTTTGAAGAGATGGCTGATCTGGTAGCCGTGTTCTTAGCGTCGTCAAACAGCTCCAGCTTCGCAGCATCGAACATCAAAGTTTCCATGCTGTCGTAGCGGCCCGACTTCGCAAGGTCAGTCATTTTCATAACGACCCGTTCAAACTTCTCTTCGTCTTTCAGACCCGGGAACTGGTCTGCCAGCTTCTCTCTCGCCTTGATCCCCAGCTCTTCGCCGCGCTCGCGGATGACTTGCTCTTGGTATTGACGGTACCGAGAGATTTCATTCTGGAGCGGTGCTACAGCCTGTTCCAATACCTTGGCGAGTTCGTCGCCAACCTCATCGCCTAGCCCAATAGCATCAGAAAGGGGCTTGACCATGGAACGAAGTTTTTCCCGAGTGAGAGGTTGGCCTGTTGGTTCCGCTGAACCAAGCTCCTCTTCGGCTTCTTCGTCGTCATCCTTGTCATCCTGATCTTGAGCGTCATCCTCTTCGTCATCCGGAGACTGCATTTCGGGTTCAGAGTTGTCATCCTCCTCCTCCTCCTGCTCGTCTTCTTCGACTTCAGGTTCAGACTCGGCGCTACGAGATTGCAGCTTCTTGCCGATTTCAGAGTGACGCTCCTTGGCTTTCTTTCCGAGTGCGACAAGTCGCTCCGGAGGCAGTGCCTTGATGTCGTCATCTGTCCATCCGTCAAGTTTTAGGGCCTTTACGGCCTTGTCATAGCCCTTGGGTGCATCGCTAGGCGTGCCCTGTTGCTCTGACTTCTTGGCGAACTTCCCGTCTTCGGCCCGGACGGGAGCGGTGTTCTCTTGAGTTTGCTCTAGCGGAAGTGCCTTGTCAAAGTACTCGCGCTCTGCGGGAGTGATTTCAATCTCGCCGCCGCCTGCTTTGACTGTCAGATCCGGAGATACTTCTTTTTGCTCTTCAGTCATAAACTACTTGGTCCGCTTTGGTGTCTTTGCTCTTGGCCTCTGCTTCACGGACTTCGTGAATGCTGTTAAAACGAGGCTTGCCTGTGCCCGGCTCATGGTCTTTTGCATGAGGCCAGTGCCGGGGGAGGCTATGGGAGACAAACTTTGCGTTCGGCCTTACCAGACCCTGAGGAACTACAGGGATTCGCACTAGGCTGCGGCCTTTGACTTTTTTGACTGCGCCAATCTTGGGCGCTTTTCCAATGGGAAAGTTGATCTCAACCACTTCCCCAGTCTCTTTGTCTTGAAACAGGTACAGCATTCAGGTTGCCATGTATCCGGAGTTGCCCGGCTGAACTCCTCTTTGCTGGGCAGGGTTAGAACGAGCCTCTTTCTTTAGAGGCGTAGCCTTCGACTTGGGCGGAGATCCGCCCGGCTGCACAAGGCCCGGGCCAGAACCAACATCCTTAGCCAGTTTTGCTGGCGGGTTGCTGGACTGGATCTGGATGCCTTGCAGCATGCTTGCCTGAAGTTGGCGTGCGGCCTTCAAGTCGATGATGCGTGCAATCTCAGGCACATTCGCCATGTTGCCGATGGCGTTCATCATCGCCTGCAAGTCAACCGGAGCCTGCATTGCGGCTGGCAGGATCTGGGTCACGATCTGAACCAGCTCCATCATCCGGCGTTGTTGCTGCTGCTCGCTGGTGCGCTCCATCGAGTACGGCTCGATATCAAGGTCTAGGTCCTTGAACGAGTAGCCGGTCATGTCAGACGGCACGCCGCCTTGGTACCACGGCTCGCCCTTCTCCTCGAACACATCTTCGCTCGGAGCAGCGTCCTTCTTGGCTGGCGAAGAACCCATGCCCTGCATGCTCATCATGGCTGGCATGCCCGGCATAGAAGCTCCCATTTGGCCCTGAACTTGGTTCATCATGGCCGCGATTTCGTTCTGCGATTGCAGCTCATCGCCAACCGGGAACACAATGCGGTCGTCGTGGTACATGTACCAAGCGACCTTGCGCAGCATGTCTGTCACAGCGTCAGTGAACTGCTGCTTGATGAAGGCCATGCGTGCGGTGCTGGCCTCGGCAGCAATGGCGTTCTCAGTAGCCGTACCGGCACCGGCGACATTGCCACGCATGGCGTCAGACATGCCCGAGATGCGGTCACGGCGCTCGCGCTCAATCTGAAGTGCGTTGATCGCGGCGGGAGTTACGCCGCCAAGCTCGACTTCCTTCAGGTTGTTGTTCAGCTCCTCCGTGTTGACCGGCACGACATCGCCGTCTTCTGCACGCTTGACCTTTTTTTGCAGGTCAGGCTCTGCACGGGACACAAACGCAACGCGCTTGCGCTGGCTAGCGGCCTTCATCACCGCCTTGGCGTGCATGTTCAAGGTCTCGACCTGAGCTTGGATAGCCACGGTCGGTGACAACGGGGCAGTGTCGTCAGGTACGGGGTAAATCCCGAACACGGTGTACGGACCCTCCGGAGGGCCGTAATACATGCGCGCCTTGCGGATGCAGCACGCCTTACGCATGCCATTGTCGGAGAACCCGCCAACAGCAATGGTGTAGATTGCGCCGTTAAACCCTTGCTCAGGACCCGGCTCGCCCTCGATCTGATGGCCCGGTAGGTAGATCTCGTAGCAGACAATCTCCTTGCGGGTCGGGCTTCCGTACTTGGTCTCGCGGCTGAGCTTGTCGGTTCCGTTGTCGTCACCAGCAGCCTTGATCGCCTCTAGCTCCCATCCGTCTTCCGGATGCTCTTCAGCAAGCTTGATCAGGTCGTCTTTGTCTCGGACCCAGATGTGGCCGATGAACCGAGCCTCGGAAATGTCCAAGGCTAGCGGGTCCCAGAAGATGCGCTTGGGGCTGATGCGCTCTACTGTCGGGCGGTACGGCAGGCTGGACGCAAACCACTGCGGGGGAACTCGGTCTTGGTCCGGTTCCATACGCACAACGGTCGCACCCCAACACATGAAGGTGTCAAGCCCAACGCGCACCAGAGTCTTGCGCAGCTTGACATCGCGGATCCAGCGGTTCATGCCAGCCTGTACTGCACTGGCGATGTCCTGAATCGGACCCATCCGAGTGCTGCTGACTTTCACACGCGGGTTGTCAAACACAGTCTTCGGCAGCAACAGCGAGATGTACTCGAACTCGTGGTTCTCAGGCTCGTAGCCTTGGACCTCGTCACCAGCGTAGCTCGGACCATGGAAGCGACGACGGCGACGGTCGTAGGAACGAAGGTGTTCGTCGCGGTACTTCTCCGCAGCTTGAATCTCAGAGTAGAGGTTTTGCGGATCGCAGTTGAGCATTAGACACTTGGCTTTCTGCCGATTTCGTCCCAGACCTCATCATGTCCAAGAACCTGAGCGTAAGTCAACATGGGCTTGCGTTCCGGATCTTTTTCAGGAGCTAGGTCCCGTCTCCACAGGAATGTTACAGCATAGCGCATCGCATCGCATCCGTGATCTGCGCAATCAGGGTCTGTTCGTTCCTTGTCTAGCTTTCCTTCGCCAACGCTCGCGTACACATAGCTAGGGATTTCTTCCGATGTGCTGCACGGCAATCCCTTCTCGTGAAGAGCTGCGTCTCTCAGGTCGAGAGCATCGGCAAACATCATCAGCCCCGGCCTACCGTCAGGCTGCACATGCAGCTTCTGGCGCACCATGTCTAGTCCACCTAGGTCACCACCGATGGTAGTGCGACGGTTGTTGGCAGCTCGCACCAAGCGCGGCGCTCCTGCATCGTTCAGCTTGTCGTTCACCAGCTTGATCGCGTCAGGCCTCGACGGGTCAGCGACGATGGCCTGTAGCTTGTACTCCATCCACGCCTTCACGACTCTGTCTGCCCACCACTCCAACTGCTGACCGGCCTTGTACACCTCTCGGATCAGGTACATCCGGTTCTCCTGATCGACTCCCCAGATCTGGAGTACACCGGCAGCTGTGTATCCCCAGTCCATGCTGCCAAACACCCACCGCAGTCCGAGAGACTGGTGAATGTCGCCGGGAGGTCTCTGGATGATGTGGCGCGAGTCTTCCCACTCCTCCCACACGGCACCCTCTGCCGACACCCATTCCCCGAACAGGAGTCTTCGCTTACGGACACCGGTCAGCCTAGACAGGTTCTGCAGGTACGCGAGGCCCTCGGGAGTCCAGTCCTTGATCTTGGTAC